AAAATGTTCTACTAACTGATTATAACCACCAATTAGTTGACCATCAATTTTAATTTGAGGCATTGTTCTTACATTTTTACCAATATCTTCAATTAACTTACTAGGGTCATAATCAAAGTCTTTTTCTAAAGTTTTTTCTTCGTATTCAAGGCCAAGATTTTTAAGCAATGCTTTGGCCTTGCTACAAAAGACACAATTGTTTTTACTATAAACTACTATTGACATCTTCATTCTTCTTTAGTTTTTCCCATGCTTTTTGACTCTCACCATTTAGATTGTAAGCGTCAACAGCTTGTTCAATAGTGTAGTTATACATCTTATTAAACTCACCTAGAGGTAATCTCATACCAATCCATGTTCTATAATAACCATTTTTAGTTAATGTAACATCTTGAGCAAAGATTTCATAACCTCTCACAGGCGTATCTGTAATAATATTTACTATTATTGATTCTACCTCTGTGACCACGGTCTTTGTTTCTGTTTTACCAAGTTCTTTGATGAATTGTTTTGATTCTTTATTCATCTCACCCTTGATAATATCTGCCAATTCAGATTTAGCCATCATTTTAGCTTTCTCTATTGACAATTGTAAATCAGGCGATACTGCTGTTGCAACACCAAAGATACATTGTTTATCATTGTCTTTACTATCGAACATTTTTAGGTCGCAAGCTTTAGACTCATTGATATCAGCCATGTACCAAGCAGGCACTTTGTCAACTACATTACCTTTCTCTGATTTTATCTTGTAGGTACCATTCATACTAGAACAAGCACTTAAACTTGCAATTGCCAGTATGGCACCAATCGTTTTCAGTTTATTTTTCATCATAATTTATTACTCTCTTTCACATCATATACTAAATTCTGTAAAAAGTCAAGCGTGGATTGTACATAACCTAACGCCTGTTCACTAGACACATCATAAAGTATTACTAATACGAGAGCTACAATAATAAGGTTTCTTATCATTATTTCACCTCCCATTCACCATTTACATCTAAACACACTTTTCCTGGTGTTTTAAAAGCGTGTCCTGACCGACTATAATATCGGCAGTATTCAGGTGTATTGACATCATGGTAGTAAAACTGAGCAAATAACTCCCAATAACCTGGGCTATCTGGCGCTTTTCTACCGTCAGCACACTCTAAAATTTCTTCTTTTGTAATTGTGTCGCCAACTTGTTTAATCTCAACTTTAATATAACAATATTGGCCGTCAACTTTATGTGGTTCTATTGTCTTAATTTTGCTATGTAATACCTTTTCACCTGCAACTGCTATGCCTGTAACAATCAAAAAGATTATTAATATAAAAGTCCAAGTGAGATATCTTCTCATATTATTAAATGGGTCAAGCATATTTCTTCAATTCTTCTATTGATTGTTTAGTATTATATATGTCTTCTTCTAAAATGTCAATGGTGGATTGATTATTGGTTAATTCAATCTCCTCTTGTTTTTCTCTTATTTCGTTCTCTAATTGTTCTATTCTTTCACTATATCTATCACTATAACTCATGGTTTTTCTACCCACCTTCCATCTGGTAACTGACAAGCAGTACCAAAAATTACTTCTCTATGCACACCACCAATACCAATCAAAGGCCATTGACTTGTAATATCTACCGTAGCGTCATAATCTTTACATTTAATTGGTCCTCTTAAAAAGGTACTTGTAGTATGAATTATACCAGAATTGCCTGTTTTAGGATTAAACCAATTTGTATAACTAGAACCATTTGGACTTGTATTTAAATGGTCTACAAACACAGCGTTGTGTACATCATAATCTGATTTATACATTAGTTCAGCACCTGCAAATGCACCAACTATAGCACATGCACCAGTAACATAAGGGTCTGAAGCGCCAGCAGCTACACAACCTGCAACACCTGTCGCACCACCTGATACTGCACCAAAATGACTTCTATTCATAGTACAATTTGTTAACAATATACAACTTATTAAAATTAAAATAATTCTCATGCTCTTCTTAAACAATCTATTTTACTTATTCTATTATAATTAATATCAAACTCATCACAATTAAACATTTTACTTGAGCTGCAAGCTGTCAGGGACCCCAACGATAGTCCTGATAATAGTACCAATAGGATTAATTTCATATTTTCCCTCTTCATTTTTTTTCATTGTCGAGCATGCCGTCATGGTTAATGCCAGAATAATCACCATAGTTATTTTTATCATAATCGCCTTTATCATTGGCCAATAACAAACAATCTGCTTGTATGGTCTC